TGAGGGGGGCTACTACATATAGTATTGTGCCAGTAAGGTTTTGAAGCTACCGCTTTGTGACTACACCATGAGAACACGGGCAAAGATACTTAGGGTGTGTCTTTAGGGCAACTTTTTACCTTCTGGTCAAATAATTCTTTTGTGGGATTTCAATAGCTTGTAAGATTCTTGCAAAAAAGTTGATTCTGCCCCTTGACTGAGAGCAAAAAAGCAGACCTATATATAAGTAGGGGGTAGGGGGATAACTAAAGTTTCCTACTACAGTTCAAGCAGAGAGAAGAGAAAAAACAAAATCTCTGAACCAGACACTGTAGTTCAAGACTTTAGTAGAGAACTATAGTATCACCGCTTACCAGTACAAAGATTGTGTTTTCTCTTTCCTCTTTGTCTGTTGTACAAGCGAAGCGACTTGGACTACCCACTTAAGTAAGACCTGATAGGTAATAACCTTTCAACTAGGTGAATCACTCTCAACCTTTTTGTAGTTGCACCTACCGATGTAGGGTTATTTCCTAAAGGGTCTCTTTCTACTTCTGTAGTTACAAACGAAAGAACAACCAGATGGCTCTTCCACTTCCGCATGACATTAAGATTGCCACTAAGATTCGGGCTGGCATTGCTGCTGGTGTCTCCATGAGAGTCATCTTTGATTCTGTAGCTACAATGAAGAATGCTCCGAAGTCTTATCAAACCTTCTACAAGATTTATCGTGATGACATTGCTGATGCTAGGGCTTCGATTCAAGAAGAGATTGGTTCTGTAGTTATCACTGCTGCTAGGGGTGGAGACATCAAAGCTGCTGAATTGTTCCTTCGTAGTCGTGCTGGTTGGAACCCAACTGTCAAGGTCGAAGAAGTCGAACCAGAAGACATTGCAGAAGACACAGGTGCTATTGATGACCTGTTGGCTCTCTTGGGTAAGAAGAAGCCAGAATCTCAGGACGAGTAAACATGTCTAAGAACGGCCTCCCGATTCATGCCGATGATCTTAGAGCAATGGGTGAAGATGTAGTAGCCCTCCTCTCGCAACTCCCACCAGAGAAAGCCGAAGAACTTATCTACACATGGGAGTTCTGGGCTAGACCCCAACAGATCGCACCCACTGGTGATTGGAACACTTGGTTCATCAATGCTGGTCGTGGTTTCGGTAAGACCCGTGCTGGTGTTGAGTGGGTACGTCATAAGGTAAAGAGCGGTAGCAAACGTATTGCTGCTATTGCTGCTACCAACTCCGATATTGAACGTGTCATGGTCAACGGTGAGTCTGGGTTCCTAGCTAGATGCTGGAAGGGTGACAAGGATCATCGTGGTAAGCCTTTGGGTAATCCCCAGTGGTCTCCTACTAAGCGTCTCCTGACTTGGGAGAATGGTGCTTACGTCCAGTTCTTCTCTGCTGAAGAGCCAGAGCGTCTCCGTGGTCCTCAGTTTGAGGCTGCTTGGTGTGACGAACTTGCTGCTTGGAATAAAGACCGTGACACATGGGACATGCTACAGTTTACCCTTCGTCTAGGTAAACATCCACAAGTTTGTGTGACTACAACTCCCCGACCTACCAAACTTGTCCGTGACATTATGAAGAACCCTAAGTCCATCGTGACCTACGGTTCGACCTTTGATAACTCTGCTAACCTTGCATCCACTTACTTGCAAGCAGTCAAAGACCAGTATGAGGGTACACGCCTCGGTCGTCAAGAACTCTACGCTGAGATCATGGATGAAGCCTCTGGTGCCTTGTGGACTAGAGACCTTCTGTCTAGATGTGAAGTAGAGGGTGTAGATGATCCTGTAGCCTTTGCTAAGACACTTGCTCGTGTAGTTATTTCAGTAGACCCCGCTGTCACCTCCAATGCTGAGAGTGATATGACTGGTCTGATTGTGGCTGGTATCGACCTGAATGGTTGTAGCTACATCCTAGAAGATGCCACTGATCGTTATACACCAGAAGGTTGGGCCACTAAGGCTATCGACCTTTACCACCATTACGAAGCTGATAAGATTGTAGCTGAACGTAACCAAGGTGGTGATATGGTTAAGCACACCCTCCATACGGTTAATGAGACTGTTCCTGTCAAGCTAGTCCATGCCTCTCGTGGTAAGTTCGCTAGGGCTGAACCAGTATCTGCCTTGTATGAACGTGGTAAGGTCAAGCACCTCAAAGGTCTGGATGCCTTGGAAGACCAGTTAGTCCAGTGGGAGCCACTAGGTTCCATTGGTTCTCCTGACCGTCTTGATGCTATGGTATGGGCAATCACTGAACTTGCTCTCAAGGGTATCGCTAAACCAGAACTCCGCTTGGCCTATTCAGATGCGAAAGGTCTTATACCAAGAAACTAAAGTACACAGGTATTCTTATGAAGAAACTAAGTGAAACAGCGGCTAAGATTGAACTTGGGGTCTCGGGCAAGAATACCTACACGGGTGACATTCGGGCTGACGAGTTTCTTCAAGAACTCCGTGGTAAGAAGGCTATCCAGAAGTACCGTGAGATGAGAGATAACAACGCTATCGTTGGCTCCGTCATGTACGCTGTAGAACAGACCCTCCGTGACGTTAAGATCGAAGTTAAGCCTGCCGATGATAGTCCTGTAGCTAAAGCTGAAGCTGAGTTTCTACAGTCTGTCCTAGACGACATGGACCACTCCCTTGACGATCACATCTCTGAGGCTCTGTCGTACCTGACCTATGGCTTCTCTTGGTTTGAGGTGGTGTATAAGCGCCGTGAGGGTGACTTCCGTTCCCCCAAGAAAAACTCCAAGTACGAAGATGGTCGTATTGGTATCAAGAAGATCGCCATTCGTGCGCCTTGGACTGTCGAACAGTTTGAAGTAGACCCGAACACTGGTGAAATCCTCGGGATGTACCAAGAAGCTGCATGGGGCAAACGTCCCGCAATGATCCCCGTAGAGAAATCCGTTTACTACCGCACTACAAGCCTGAACAATGACCCCTCTGGCAGATCGGTACTCCGCAATGCGTATGTTAGCTACACATATCTCAACAAGATACAGAGTTATGAAGCCATTGCTATTGAGCGAGAGTTACATGGCGTGCCTATTGGCCGTATGCCTGCGGAGTATATGAGTGCTGATGCTTCTGTAGATCAAGCTGCTCTCCGCAATCAGTTTGACCGTATCCTTCGTGATCTGAAGCTGAATGAACAAGGCTATGCCCTGCTTCCCTCTGACCTTTATGTAGATGCAGACGGTAAGCCTACCAATCAGCGTCTCATGGACATTGAACTGATTAATGCAAATGGCTCTCGCTCCATCGACATTGATCCTGTTGTTAAGCGTTACCAGCACGATATTGCTCGTAGCCTTATGGCTGAGTTTCTTATGCTTGGTAGCGGCAGTGGTTCTTACGCTCTGTCAAAGACTAAGACAGACCTGTTCCTCCGCTCACTCGAAAGCTACATCAACACGATTGTAGATGTCCTGAACAAGCAACTCGTGGAACGTCTGTGGCAACTGAATGGCCTTGATTGGGCTACCATGCCTAAACTTGTGGCTGGTGACGTTGCTCCGCATGACCTTCGTGAGATTGCAGCCTTCCTGCGTAATATTAACAACGCTGGTATCGAACTTCAAGATCATCCCGAAGTCGTCAGTGATCTTATGTCTATTGCTGAGATCGACTTTGATCGTAAGAAGTATGAAGAACGTCTGACTGCTGCACCTGTCGCAGAAGTTGTCCCTGAATCTTAGGAGTAAAACACATGCCTGATTGGGGACAATACATCCTTCGAGATAGCTACTTTTCCATCGCCCAAGGCCAGATTGATGGGTACTCTCTTGTCCATGTGACTGGCTACAACCCTGATGTCGATTCTGGTGCAGATGAAACAGTCTGGGCTGCTGGTGGCCTATACCCTTGGTCCGTTTGGGACTCTAGCCGTCTGGTTACTGTAGTCTCTACATCTGCCCTAGACACTGGTTCTGTAGTCGTCTCTGGTTTGGATGCAAGCTACAACGTCATCTCCGAAGAGATTGATTGTACTGGGACCAGCCCGTCAACTGGCACTACTCAGTTCAGACGTGTCAACTCTGCTGTCTACAAGAATGGTGCATCTAACAATGCTGGTGCAATCACCCTGACAGCCAATGGCAACACTATCGGTCTTATTACGGCTGGTATTGGACAAACCCTGAATGGCATCTACACAGTCCCCGCTGGTCATACGGCCTACATCCTTACGGGAGACTTTAGCGTCCAGAGGGGTGAAGATGCTCAGGTTCGTTTCTTTGTTCGTCCCTTTGGTCAAGGCTTCCGCATCGCCCACATTAGTGAATGCTTTGAGTCTACTTATCGCTACGACTTTATCGCACCTATCGCTATGACTGAGAAAACTGATTTAGATGTTCAGGCTTCCCTTGTAGAGACAAACAACACTCGTGCGACTACAAACTTCTCTATCATTTTGGTGAAGAACGATGCCCTACAGTAGCAATGATGATCTGCCCAAGGCAGTACGAGGTAAACTCTCCCCTCACCAGCAATCAGTCTTCCGCAACGTCTTCAACTCTATGATGGAACAAGACGGTATGTCTGAGAGTAGGGCCTTCGCTGGTGCATACTCCCAAGCCAAGCAAGCTGTAGCTAAAGCTGAATACCAAGGCCGTGAGGTTGAACTCGACAAGCCCTTCCGTATGCCTGCTGGCTCTACCAAGAAGTTTGGTGTCTACGTCAAGTCTGGTGACAAGGTTAAGAAAGTTACCTTCGGTGATCCCAACATGGAAATCCGCCGTGACGATGCTGACGCTCGTAGGAATTTTCGTTCTCGACACTCCTGCGATGCCGCCACCGATAAGACAACTCCCCGCTACTGGTCATGCCGCATGTGGGAAGAAGGAACCTCGGTCTCTGAGATGACTAACAAGTCAGAAGTCCAGATCGAAGGTCAAATCCTTAAGCAGATGGACGAAGAGCGTCTAGCCTTTGGTTGGGCTTATGTGTCCACTGTCAACGGTGAAGTTAGTCTGGATCATAGTGGTGAGTTTATCCGCCCAGATCAGATTGCCAAAGCCGCTACTAATTTTATGCTTTCCATGAGAACCGCCAAGGCTATGCACACTGGTGAGAAGATCGGGGAAGTTGTTCATTCCATGCCCTTGACTAACGACATTGCCAAGGCATTGGGTATCCAATCAGACCGCGAGGGTTGGGTAATCGCACTGAAAGTTTATGACGAACAAGTGTGGCAAGATGTTAAAAGCGGTAAACTGGCTGCGTTTAGCATTGGCGGACGAGCCTTGAAGGAGATGGTGTAATGCCCACCGAACTCGTAAACTTGGAACTTGAGGAAGTTTCCTTGGTCGATATGGGCGATGACCCACTCGCTAAGGTTGCTCTCTACAAGCGCAGCCCGGAAGGGGAACACATGGATAACGAAACTAACGAAGAAATCCAAAAGGTTGATGAGACTAACGTCACTGACGCAACTGAAAAAGGCTATATGAAGGACGACATGAAGCCCGCCGATAAGATGGACGACATGGAAGACGACGAAGAAGAGATGATGGAAGAGGAAGGCAAGAAGCCCACTCGCAAGTCTTGGAAAGCAGAGGCTCTGGCATTTGAAGATGTCAACAAGATGCTTCTGGAAGAGATCGAAACCTATAAGGCCAAGGTCGCTGAACTCGAAGCTGCTGTAGTCACCAAGGCTGCTCCCGCTGAAGAGATGATGGAAGTTGAAGGCGAAATGATTGCCAAGTCAGCTATCCCTGCACCTATCCTGAAAAAACTAGAAGAGATGCAAAAGGCTGTTGAAGTCGAAGCACTCCGTAAACGCGCCGAAGAGGTACTCCCGAACTTCAAGGGTACTGCTGATGAGCGTGGTAAACTGTTGAAGTCTGTAGGCACCGACGAAGGTTTGCTTGCACTTCTGAAGGCTGCTGACGCTGCTTTTGCTGGTGTCTATCAGGAAGTCGGTAAGACCGATGCAGAAAACGACCTGAAAACTGCCGCTGAAAAGCTGAAAGACCTTACGAAAGCCTATCAAACTGAAAAGGGCGAGAAGAGTTTCGAAAAGGCATATGCAGCTATTGTTAAAACCGCTCAGGGCCGCGCCCTCGTGCTTGAAACCTACAAAAATTAATAAGGAGCCTCTATTATGGCATTTACGGAACGTATGGCTACCCGCACCTACACCTCGGGGTCGGCTGTTGCACAATTCACTTTCGTCTCTCTGGCTGCTGATGGTCAAGTTGACAACACCTCCGCTAACGCTCGTACCGATGGTGTGGCCTTGATGGCTGCTACTGGTGCTGGTGAAGCTATCACGGTTGCTTACGATGGTCGTGTGACTGTCCAAGCTGGTGGTACGATCAACCGTGGCGCTGCTGTTGCAGTTGGTACTTCGGGCAAAGCTAAAGCCGCTGGCTATGTTGACTCCCAGCGCCGTTCATATCGACGCACCGCTTACCAACCTGACGGTTGCCTTCCTGCAAGACGCTAACGGCTTTATCGCTGACCGTGTTTTCCCGAAGGTCTCGGTCTCTAAGAAAACCGACAAGTACTACATCTACAACCGTGCAGACTTCAACCGTACTGGTCAAGTCCAAGCCCGTGCGCCCCGTACTCAGGCTCCTCGCGTTGGTATGACCCTCTCGACCGACACCTACTCGGCTGACGTGTACTCGCTGGCTACCGACTACGACTTCTTCACCTTGGCTAACGAAGATGCCGCTCTGGACATCCGCGCTGCTGGCGCACAGATGCTGACCCACCAACTCCTGATCGACCGCGAAATCAAGTGGGCTTCGTCCTACTTCGCTGGTGGCATCTGGGGTACGGACTGGGATGGTGTTGCCTCGTCGCCGTCTTCGGTTCAGGTCATCCAGTGGTCGGACTACACGAACTCGACCCCGATTGCTGACGTTACCAAGATCATGCGTACCGTGCAACTCAAGTCGGGTGGCTTCAAGCCCAACGTGATGGTTGTAGGTAAAGAAGTCCGTGACGTTCTCGTCAACCACCCCACGATCCTTGCTCGTCTGAATGGCGGCGCTACCGTGACGAACCCTGCTCTGGTGACGGATGCCAAACTGGCTGAAATCTTTGGTGTGGAAGAGTTCATGGTTATGGAAACCGTGAAGAACACCGCCGCTGAAGGTCTGACCGAATCGAACTCGTTCATCGGTGGCAAGCTGGCTGGCTTCTACTACCGTCCCCGTTCTTCGGGCCTGATGATCCCCTCGGCTGGCTACACCTTCACTTGGGATGAACTGGAAGGCGCTTCGGGCCACGGCATTTCGATCAAGTCGTATCGCGGTGACTATCTGGCTATTGACGGTATTGCCGAAGTTCTGGAAGCCAACTTGGCCTACGACCACAAGGTTGTGTCGTCTGATCTGGGCGCTATCATCGACAGCGTTATTGCCTAACTAGCATAAGGAGTGGGAGAGATGACCCGACCGTTTCTCCCCTTCTTCAATCCTGCTCGTCCAGTGTTTGTCAAACAGTATGGCATTCAACTGGCGGGTAAGGTTTGGAAGAAGGGTGATAGATTTAATTGGGAGTTCTTCGGAACCCCACAGGAAGTTATCCAACAGTTGTTCTTCAACGACATGCTTCACCACAATGAAGAGTTAGAAGAGGTAGCTGCTAAGAAAGTTTCCATTGGCGATGGTCTTGAGGAATACTCAGTTGACCAACTACACCTTCTTGTAGCCAATATCAATGGCAAGGTGAAAGCCAAGACAAAGAATAGCACAGAGTTCATGCAGAAGAAGTGTGCCACTAGTAAGATCAAAGATAAACAGATTGGTCTTATTCGTCGGTGGCGTATCTCCTACGGGGACTTAGAAAACTAATTGATGAGGCGAACAAATGTCTTGGTCCTATTCCGCAAGTGACTTAACTACTACTAGCAGTGCAGGTAGGATCAACACTGTTCGCCTTCTTGTAGGTGTCACAGATACCACAGACCCACTGGTCCAGAACGAAGAGATTACCTTTGCTCTCTCCCAGACGGGAGATAACGTCTACTACGCTGCTGTGTGGATTTGTAGGGCTATCGCTGCTAAGTTCAGCCGTATGGTCACTACCACCCTTGATGGTGCCTTGAGTGCCAACTACAGCGATAGAGCAAAGCAGTACACTCAACTGGCTATCCAGATCGAAGCCCAAGGCAAGAAGACCTCTGG